GTCACCAGATGCAGTGACATAGGGCTGAGTAATGTCTTGTCCAGCATTGAATGCCGCATATGGATTGGTGTTTTGTTGTCCATAAAGCTGACTGAACGGGTCGGTTCCCACAGGAGCCGCCGCCCCCGTATACAGACTTTCACTTCTAGCCGCTGTGGGCTGACCAAACAAAGAAGTTGTTTTGGGCGATACAGTAGGCGTTCCCTTAGGTGCGGTCAGGCCATACTGTTGGTAGTCAGAAACAATGGGATTGTTGATGACCTTCCCATCTGACGTGTACATGGTGTCACCTACCACGGTCGCGGAGGGGCCAAGAATTTTGGCGCCGGAAACGGTGGTGGTTGCTTCTGGCATGTTGATGTTTAAAGGCGAACCCGGCGTGGCGTATCTATCAAGACCAGTCGGCGGAGCAACGTAATTGGTCAGGTTAATTGACGGTGCGCTTGCGTCATATGCAGGCGGCTTTGCCCCCGGAACATAGGGACCATAAGCAGATGCTGGAGTGATGGGCGCGGCGGGAGGCGGAAGAATCGGAGGACTTGAAACGTTGGCTAATAAATTTGAAATTCCCGGAGTTTGATTGGCCGTTGCATTTAATCCACCGACAGTAGATGGTTGCGCCTTATATGCCAGACTAGGATTTCGAGCTAAAAAAGTCTGACCTTCAGGCGTGCTAAACCAAGGATGCCCCGAAGGCAAATACCCAGTATCATCAACTGGAGGCTGTCTCTTATCTTCTAGAGTCTGCTGCGGGTTACGCATTTGCGGGTCTTGCGTAACAGATAGCCCACCAAACTGTGTTGGAGATGGTGCGTTGGTAATGTTTAGATTTGCCCAAGACGGGCCATAAGAATCATCTATTGAAGACCAAGATATGAATGGAGGAGGCACGCCAGCATCATTGGGAATTGCCGATGACGAAGGTTGACCATAAATAGGAAAGTTTTCGTCAGTAATTACACCACCAGTTGCATCAAATGGCGTTCCCATCCTTTGTGAAGGAGATGGCAATAAATCTTTAAGCAAATCCAATCCGGAACCTGGCGCCTGCGTAACAGACAGCCCACCAAACGGCGCAGGGGGTGGCGCGTTAATGATGTTTATGTTTTCCGGAACCAAATAGGGTATTTCTGGAGTTGGATAAGGTATTTGGGCAGGAGTTGGTGCTGAAACAGGCACATATGGCGCAGGAGGGGCGGCAACGTAGCCCATTCCAAATGGTGCCACATAATTTTCTTGGGGCGCTGGCGAAATGTAGCGGTCAAAAATTCCCATGTTAATTCCTTGGATTCACGGCATTCAAAACCGCAGATGCCCAGTCATGCCAGTCGTTATATACATAAGGGCCGGGGACGGCTTCATTGTTAAAACTTTCAATAGCCTTCAACCCAGACGCCCAAGCCTTCCAATTCTCTTCACCAGAGGGAATTTCTAATTGTTGAGCAGAATAGAGTTCAACCATCAGAGAAGCCCACGAGTCAAACGTGTGATATCTGGGGTCATAAACCAATGCAGGAACGGTCATATTAGTAACCCCGCACGTCACCAATGTTAGCATTAAGCAGTACTTTACCCATTTGGTAATCACCGCCAACAACATTACTTTCAAACCTCAATCGCAATTCTCGACGCTGTTCGCGCATGTCAATTTTTCCCGTATTGTCATCAAAATAATACGGGTCAGAAATTTTTGATGCAGATTGAGCATACGGTCGACCAATAACCTGACAGGTCATTTCTCCAGACATAATAAAGTCTGGCTCAATCCGCTCAATGTGCAGCCAGTAGTTATCACCGATGCCACCCTGAGTCGGGGCCGGCGATTGATAGGGGCCACCAGAAATCCAGCCAAGGTCAGAAGTTACAAAATAACTCTGAATAGCATTGAAAGACTGGTTCACAACTCGGTCGGTTCCAACTTCATGCTGCCACAGCGTAATTTTATCGGGCATCGTTTGGAACGAGGCCACCACAGTCGCTGAGGCGGTCGCAGCGGCGCTAAGTGTCACTGTGATATTACCCGGGGTCGCGGATGGCGCTATGGTCACCACATAGGCTCCAGAAGGGATACCTGCCGCAACGACAAGTTGGCCGTACCCAATTTGGTTTGTCGCGGCCATTTCAATGTTACTACTGGTGTTAAAAGTAGTAATAGAGGAACTAAAGATGACTTCTTGGGTAGACAGGTCTACGCCGGCGTTAATCGGGAAGCGGAACACCTGCGAGAAGTATCCGGCCGAACGCGCAGCGCCATCAGAAAACCCAGCGTCATACCAACAACCTTCGCGGATGTTGTAGATGATGGCGTTGTTACATTCTTCAGACGTACCAGAAGGATAGAACCACCAAATCTCACCGTATCGAGGAACTTTGGTCGCCCAAACTTTTTGGCGCTGTTCGTAGTTCAGGTTGTCAAAAAAGAAGTTCTGGTTAAACTGGTTCGGAATCTCTTTAACAACACCGTTATATAACAGGAATCTATCAACACCGCACCAGTAATAAATTCCGTCGTACTCAATAACAGACTGAGAAGACAGGATTGATGTTTGGGTTGAGATGATGTCGTACCGCCAATAGTTGGTCGGCGCGAAATTAGGGGTTCCGGCAACGCCAAGACTTTGGGGCGCGAGAGATACGCGAATCAAAGAGTCCAGCGCCCAGAAAAGACCTGACGGCGAGTTAGAGCCACCACGAACCGGTAGCCCCTTAACAATCTTTGTCGACGCTACGTTCACTTCGTTGGCGTCTGCGGAGTTCCAGTCAAACGGGTCTCCGCCGGCAGAGTTTTTAATTAGCCCGTTGTTACCGTACACAAACACATACGGGTGGAGAACGCACACACCACCAGAGACCTCTACTGTATTTCCCGTTGGGGACGGCCCGTTGATGTCTCGAAGCGGGGTAGAAATCAGGCTGTTAACCGAAGTTGCTAGAACGGGGGTATCTGTGGTCGCATCAATCTGCGCTAGGTTCTGCCCTGGGTGGGCAAGAATCAACGTAGTCCCACCAGTTACATCGTATTCAGCATCAAACTGCCAGAGGTTAAGATTGCTAGACGTAAAGCCATTGTTTATGGTCGCAACCTTAATAGAAAACCCAGAGCCAGTGCCACCAATGCTTGCAGCAGCCGCGCTCAATGTGTTTCCGGTCAGATAGTAACTACCACCAGCCGTAATGGTGACAGAAGTAACAGCTCCACCAGAAACGACAACAGTGGCCTTTGCGCCACTTCCAGAACCACCAGTAAGAGAAACATTTGTATATGTGCCATTGGTATACAGAGACCCGCCAACAAGCGTGTTTAGGGTCAAAATGTTTCCACCAAACTGAACTTCATTGACCCCGGCACCAACACCGTTGTTGTCAATGTTGAGAACCTCAAGGCCGGCATCGTAACCGTTGTAAATAGTATTCAGGCCGTCTTCTGAGTTAACAAAAAGACCCCTTGAGATACCATCAGCAGATGTCGTAATAGCGCGATAACCGCCAATCTTCCGCGGGCGGCCACGCTGAAACCTCACCCACTTTCCGTCAGTGTGATAGTTCTTATCAAACTCGGTACCGTCCCGTTGAATGCCGGGCTGGGTATCAAGCGAAAAGACCTTCTTTGTCATGGGAAGGTTCCGCCAGAAATGCCGCCAGTAAAGTTGCCCGTGCCATTGATAGCCAATCCAGTAGCAGTCAAAGCAAGCCTGTTTGTCCCAAGGATTGCAATGTCAAACTCACCAGCGGCAGCACGATAAATACCAGTCGTGGTTTCGCTAGAAAAGTTCAATGAGGGAGCGCCAACACTGCCATTGTTCAAGCTAATGTTAGAGGCGCCAGCAAGAACCGTGTTTGCATTCAACAAGTTAACTGAATCGCAAATCAAAGTTGCTTGATTGCCAGCAGAAATTGTTGCAACGTTACCAATGCCGGTCGTTAGGGTTACCGTATAGTTACCAACACCGCCAACAGTATTGTTGACAATGTAATAAACCTGAACCGTCTGGGGGACAACGATAGTCACGTTACCGGTAAGAGTTCCGGTGTACTTTTGGATGACGTTGGATGCCTCAACCGCAGTCAGGGTATAAGAACCATTGGTGACGGCTTTGGTAAGCTGGGTAAAGTTGAACTGAGTTGATTTACCCAAACCAACGGTATAGAAAGCAGTCCCACTACATACGATGATGGCCGAATCGTTCGGCTGCATCGTGACGGTTCCAGAACCGTTAATAGACTGACCACCAGCAGTTGCAACAGTCAGCGCGCCCGTTCCACCGTTACGCACCATGACAAACCAGTTGTTGCCAAGGGTAGAGGCATTATCAAGAGTAAGAGTCCCAGCCCCGCCTGTCCAAACGTAAGTTTGGGCGCGATAAGTGGAGTCTGCTGTAGCGCTAGAACCGAACGTAGTAACTGGGTGAGACTGGTTCAGCGTTGTCGTAACAGCCAGAAGACCATATCCCGCCAGAGTTGCCGCATCAGCGCTCGATGACCCCGTGCCGAAGGCGATGATGCCCCAAGTGCCTTGCTCCGTCGGATTCGCCGTGATGTAGATGTACTTCGCCTCACCAGCGGCAATCGTGATGATTGTGTTTGTTCCTGCATAGTCCTTAACAGTAAAGGAATTAGCCCCGACGTTGCGAATCAGTGCGTCGTTACCAACCGACGTTTGGTTGGCTGGAGGCATACGCAATTCCAAGCCGGGTGCCGTTGCCGTGACCTGCATAATCCGAGCGGCGTAATCATCCGTCGCGTTACCATTGATAGGCCACTGAAGTTGAGTATTAGCAGACAGCGTAACAGAACGGTAAGAAACGTCCGTCGGCTGGATGGTCGTGCCCGAAAAAGGACTGTTATAGCTCATAATTAGGTATCCACGGCAATGGCTTGGCGGTCGCCAGTACGTTGGACATCTTCAGCCTTCAACGTCTGGATAATTAGGTCGTATTGCTGTTGCCACATCGGCATACGCTCATCATTTTTCAGGAACGGCATGGCTTGAAGTAACGAGCCGTATAGAAGAGCCTGCGGAGCGTAGATGGTGAACCAGTTGGTCTGATTAGAAGAATCCAACGGTTGAATGCGTTCGTAGTACAAAACCTCAAAGGCATAGTCTTCATCCGGGGTCGGAGCAACCAGCCAGTGGGTATAGTCGTAATCTGAATAAAACTCAGGAACGCTAGTATTCGTAGCGTCAGGCCAATACTCTCTCAAGTATTCATACTTGCGCAGCAGGACTGGCTGTCGAGTTCCATTGACCGTGATATTCATTGACACGGTCTTGTGCCAACGCGCAGGCTTATTAAGCACCGACTGGGTGGCAACCATATTGCTCTGCTGAACAGTCAGGTTTCCAAGAAACTTGATTTGGCTGGCAATGACCTGCTCGGCCAGCATGATAAAGGTCGGAATCTTTTGGAGCGTTGCGGCGTCAGTACGCTCAAGGTATGACGAGATGTCAGCGACCAAAGAATCGTACGTTTGCACAGCCGCAGTCGTCATATTGAATACCTTTTATTTAAGACTGATAAAGCGCCGCTTCATCTTTTCGCCTTTTTACTAATCCCGGCAATACTTTACCACCGGCTTTGCAATATTTCATCAAAGATGATACAGCACCCTCTTTATCA